TGAATGAGATATATGGTTGCCCGCAGGAAATCAAGGATAAGATGAAGGAAATAATCCAGAATAAGAAAGACACTTGGGGGGTGATGTTGGAGGGTATTCGTAAAAAGATGGTGAAGGAAAATGAAAATAATTGAATGGAAGTTGGAAAATGAAATCAAGACCAGAGAGGAATTGATGGGTTATATGGAGGCGGCATCGGAAGAAGGTGATTGGGATTTTTTCTTGATTGCGTGTCGGGAAGTGCTTGAAATTGCTCGGAAAAAGGGCTGGACTAAGAAACATAAATGTCGTATTTTGACAAGAAAATGAAAGGTGCATATATTTTTGATTTAGATGGAACATTATGCGATTGCACGCCAAGGGTCAAAAAGTATCTGGATGGGAAAGATGATTGGGAAGGTTTTTATGCTCATTGTGAAGATGATTACAGTATTGATGAGGTTTGTGATGTTCTGGTGGCGTTGTCGGAAATGAATTTTGATATATTGTTTGTGACGGGGAGAAGGGAATCAACCCGTCAGGCGACTTTATCGTGGTTGAGGGAAAGATTTGGTGAGAAGGTGGCGGATAGCAGTAAGTTATTTATGCGGTCTGCGAAGGATGGGCATTGTGCCGATTATGTCAGTAAGGTTCGGAATTATCGGGAACATATAGAGGGAAAATGGGCGGTCAGAGGGGTGTTTGAAGATAGAAGTGAATGTGTCAGGATGTGGAGGGATTTAGGTTTGAAGTGTTTTCAGGTGGATTGGGGGGAGTATTGATGAAAAGTAATTGGTATCGGAAATTGTATGAATGGGCGTGGGGTGCTGGTGAAAGGTGCTATGTCGGAAAGATGAGGTCAAAGAATTATTGGAAGAAACAATGTAGAAAGACCACCCGAAGAAAGTTGAAGGATGAAGGAAAATGTCAATAAAACACGATTTGGATGTGGAGGGCAAAGCGTTCAATGATGGAGATAGGGCGGAAAAATCCTTTGCGGAGAGGTTTTTTAAGAAGTTTGGGGTATATCCTAAGCGGACAGATGAATATCGTGACAAATATGAGCATATTGATTATGAGGCGGATATAAGGGGGCATAAGGGGACTTGGGATGTCAAAGCCATAAAAAGATTGGAACGAAATGATGCGGATTATATGTATGATAGGGTCTGGGTGGAGTTCGTGTCAAAGGGCTTTCTGGGGTGGTTGTATGGTAAAGCCGATTGGATAGCGTTTGAGTTGGAGAAGGATGGTGAATTTGTGTGTGTCAGAAGGGAACAGTTGTTGAAGTTCTGCGAAGAGCATTGTGAGCCGATATTCGTGGAAAGTCCGAAAGAGGCGATGTGGGGTATGTATGTCAGAAAATATAAGTTGGAGGATGGAAGTCGGACAGTGGATATTATGTCCTTAATTGATAGGGATGTGTTATTTTGCCTTGAAAATTGGAAATTATAGTGCTATAATGATGGAAAGAAAGGAGTCCAATATGGTGAAAATGCCTACTGGATGCGAGTTTGTTGAGATTGAAAAACTTGTATCGTATAAGAAAAATCCTAAAAAACACGAAAGTTATGATATCGGCTTGATTGTCAAGTCAATAGAAAGAAACGGTTGGGGCGACCCTCTGCTTGTGTGTCCCGAAACAATGGAAGTATTGAGTGGTAATGGTCGTCTGTTGGCGGCAAAACGGCTGGGGCTGGAAAAAATCCCCGTTGTGTATGCACCCGAAGGGCTTACTGATAAGCAGAAGGCGGATTTGGTTATCGCCAGTAATAAGTTGGTGGAAGCATCTGGGTATAATGATAATCTGGATATTTTGATGGGGATGTTTGAATTGAATCCCGAAGATTTTGGGATGGAGGCAATTCAGAAAGCGGTCAAGGAAGAGGAAGAAGAGCCAGAAGTGCCATTCACCGAAGAATTGTTGGAAGAACATAATTATATCGTGTTGTATTTTGATAATAGTGTGGATTGGTTGCAGGCGGAAACATTGTTTGAAAAGTATTTGACCCCGAAACAAGCGTTAAATTCAAAAGAGGGATTCCGTAAAGTCGGTGTTGGTCGTGTGGTAAGGGGGGCGGATGTTCTGAAAGATTTGGGGGTAAAATAATGAAAGTAGCGATATGTTGCCCTAGTTATAAACGCCCGAAGGTGAAATCCTTTGATTTTTATGGGGATTTGCTGAAAGTTTATGTGGATTGTGGGGAATATGATGAATATGTGAAGGCGAATCCCGATTATAAGGATTGTATTGTATCTGTGCCAGAGGGAGTTCAAGGGAATGTTGCCCGAATCCGTAATTATATCTTGAATGATTGTCTGGTGAATCAAGAGTGTGATGTGTGCTGTATCGTGGATGATGATATGGATTACATCGGAAGATATGAAGGTCTGAAACTTCATAAGTTGGAACAGGATGAAATTCTGCCGTTCATAGAAAAATATACCCTGATGTGTGATGAGTTGGGGTTCAAGATGTGGGGTGTCAATCTGAATAGCGACCCACAATGTTATCGGGAATATAGTCCGTTCAGCACTTTATCTGTGGTCCTCGGTCCGTTCTCTTGCTATTTGAAGGGAAATGTGTGTCGGTATGATGAAAGATTGCCGTTGAAGGAAGATTATGATATGGCGTTGCAGAATCTGAATGTATATCGGGGTGTGTTGAGGGTCAATAAATACCATTATGTGTGCGAACAATCAACAAATACTGGTGGATGTGCTTCATATCGGAATATCCAGAGGGAAATAGAACAGTTGAATCTGTTGCAGAAGAAGTGGGGAAAAGCATTAATCAAGATTGATACCGCTGATAAGTCCCATTCAAGTAAAAAGAAAAAGAAAGTGGATTATAATCCTATTATCAGATGTCCAATAAAGGGTATTTAAGATGACAAATACTAAAAATGTCAATCCAAGAAGTTTGGAGAATCTGATTCCCTATAAGAAGGGAGATACCAGAGATAAAGTAGAGAATGGTAGATTGGGTGGAATAAAGTCAGGTGAGAGTAAAAGAAGAATGAAAACTTTTAGAGAAGAATTAAAGGAATTGCTGGAAGTGGAAGTGGAAAATGCCAAGGGTGAAAAGACCACTGTCCAGAAGAATATCAATAGTGCCTTGATATTGAAAGCGGCAAAGGGTGATGTGAAGGCGTATGAGGTTATAAGAGATACATTGGGTCAAAAGCCAGTGGAAGAGAAGTCGGTTGTGGTTAATGCACCTATGGAGAGCCGTATTGAAGTGATTGAGGAGATGAGAAAGCGGTTTTATGTAGATGATGAAAACAAAGAAAACAATAACTGATGATGATATAAAGTATCTGTTGGAAAACCCGAAGGAAGCACAAGAATGGTTGTTGGAGGATTTTGTGCTGTTCGTCAAGGTGTTCCATTTTTATATGGAGAGGGAGGAATTTATATTTATGCCATTCCATCAGAAGATATGCGATAAGTTGATGGATTATGTATTTGGGCGGAATGAAAAGCAGAATCTGTATATTGGGATAAGTCCCCGAAGTGGGAAAAGTAAGTTGTGTATTTATTTTATGGCTTATTCGTATGCGATTAATCCATTCTGTAATTTTATTTATACCAGTTATTCGGGTAGTTTGTGTATTAAGCATAGTAAGTTGGTGCGTAATATCGTGGAGAGTGAGTTATTCCAGAAGTTGTTTTTACATCCTATTGACCCAGCCACGAGTGCGAGTGATTTGTGGAGATTGAAGGATGGTGGAGAGTTCAGGGCGGTGCCAATGGGTGGTGCTATTACTGGATTTGGTGCGGGAACATTCGCTGATAGGTTCGGTGGGGCGATTGTGGTGGATGACTTCTTGAAGGCGGATGATTATCGGTCAGAGGCGGAAAAGAATAATGTGATTGAGATATTTGAGAATACCCTGCGTAGCCGTAAGAATAGACCGAGTAAAGACCCGACCATTATTATCGCACAGAGATTGGCGAAGGATGATTTGATTGATTATATCAAGGAACATTATGCGGATGAGTGGGATTTTTTTGTGATTCCTGCGTATAATGAAGAAACAGGGGAATCGTTTTGGGAGGAAAGATATCCAGCGAAGATGCTGATGAGGATGAAGGAAGAATTGCCACATCTGTATTGGAGTCAGTATCAGCAAGAGCCAATTGCGATGGGTGGTGGTGTGATTAAGCACGAGTGGTGGAGGTATTATCAAGATATCAAGGATGTGCCGTATGTGAGGATATTTATAACGGCTGATACTGCGAATAAGGTCAAGGAATGGAATGATTATACGGCTATTGGTGTGTGGGGATTGACCTTACAGAATCGGTTAAGGTTGTTGGATATGGCTCACGCAAAGATGGAGATTCCAGAATTACAGGCGACTTTCTTGGCGATGTGGGAGAAGTGGAAGGATGGAATCGGGATGTGTAGATGCACCGAAATACATATTGAAGATAAGGCGAGTGGAACACAGGTGATTCAGATGTTAAGTCGGATGGGTGGATTGCCGATTATGCCCTTTATACCAGAGAAGGATAAGTTGGCGAGGGTATATGATGCGATACCACAGATTGTGGCGGGGAATGTTGAATTGCCAATAAATGATGTAAATCCAATAAGTAAAGAGTTTTTGGCGGAGTCGGATGCGTTCAGTTCAGATTTTAGCCACGCCCACGATGATATGATTGATATGATGACGATGGCGGTGGCGAGTGCTTATAATGCTGTCGGGTATTTTTAATTGACAGCGGAAAGGTGTGTAGTAATATATGGGGGACATCTGGTTTTCCTTTCCAGTTGTTTTTAGATGATTGCCCCCGCTGGATAGTGGGGGTTTTTTGATTGAAAAAAAAACGATAATAATTTACAATGGATGTATTAAAGGGGTTGTTGATGTTTGGATTCTTGAAAAAACAAAAGATTGAAGAAAAGCCAGCCGAAAATGTCGTTGAAGATAAAGAAGATGATGAAGGAATCTCTTGGTTGGATTTGTGGGAACAGTTGGGGAAGAAAATCCGTAGTGATAATAATCGGTCTGTGGATGATGTTATCAAGGAAATGTTGCCAAGAGGACCACAGAATTTACATCGTAAGGGAAGTAATGTGGCGATGGATGCTGGGGTAAAGCCAGCCAGTTATCGTAATGATTTGCCAGAATTTATGGTTCCGTTTTTTGACCACGGGTTTATTGGGTGGCAGGCGTGTGCGTTTTTGGCACAGAATGCTTATGTGAAGAAGGCGTGTGAGATTCCTGCTCGTGATGCTATTGCTGTGGGATATGAATTACATTATTCTGTGGAAGATGCGGATGAGGATGAATCAACAGATAAGAAGGAAGAACAGAAGGTATTGGATGAGTTGCAATATATCTCTGATAAGAAGATGAATATGCGGAATGTTGTCAGGGATGCGAATATATTTAAGAAGATATATGGGCAGATTGTGTTGATTCCTTGTTTTAGTGTTGATATGACAAAGGCGATGGAAAAGCCGTATGACCCGAAAGCAATTAAGAAAGGGACATATTTGGGGATGGCGATAGTTCAACCGTTCTGGGTTACATACCAATTGACAAGTGAGCAAGTTGTCAATCCTGCGAGTATCGGGTTTTATGACCCTGAATACTATGTGATAAATGATAATGGTCGGAAAATCCATAAGTCGTGGGTTATCAAGTTGGTGAATGGTGCGTTGCCAGATATCTTGAAGCCAGTATATTATTATGGTGGGATACCATTGACTCAACAGATATATGAAAGAGTGTATTGTGCGGAAAAGACAGCGAATGAAGCACCGAAATTGGCTTTGACAAAGCGGTTATTGATTATTGATGGTAATGTGAATAATCTTACTGCGAATCCGACAAGTGCTTATAAGACGATGCAGGGTATCGCTGAATTGAGAGATAATATGGGATTTATGGTTAAGAATCCGAATAGTCAAGTGAATCAGATTGATACTTCGTTGGCTGATTTTGATGCGTTGATTATGACACAGTTCCAGTTGGTTGCGGCAATCGCTGAAATGCCCGTCACGAAATTGATGAAAACGCAGTTGAAGGGATTGAGTAATACAGGGGATTATGAAACGAAGGATTATAATGCGACCCTGAAAGAGATTCAGGAAAATGATTATAATCAGATTTTGGAGTTCCATTATGAATTGCTGACCTTGTCGGAGAAAGGGAAGAAAATCAAGTTGGATATCGTCTGGAATGAGATTGATACACCGACAGAATTGGAAATGGCACAGATTGAAACCCAGAATGCCCAGACAGATGCGGCTTATATCGGTGCTGGTGTTGTGGATGCGGAAGAATTGAGAACAATCTTGCGTGCCAATGAAGATGGAAGATATCGTAATTTGCCAGAGGAAATGCCAGAAGATTTGGAAAACTTTGGTGAGATGGAAGAAGAACAGGGTGGTGAGCCACAAGAACAGAAGGAAGAGAAAGATGCCTAGTTATGTCCAGTATAAGAAGATGTTGGCTGTTTTGGATGAGAATGATGATGATATCACTTGGATAACGGTGAAGGGTAATCACATTCCTATCAAGAAGGGTCAAGAGAAGGGCGAGGCGATTAAGGAATTTTTTGAAAAAAAGAGTGGAAAGTCGCAGGAATCTGGGAGTGGAAAATCTGAATCAAAGAAAACCGAGAAAAAAGAACAAACCGTTCAATCTGCGTTGGGATATGGTTGGTCGGGTGTTAGATTAAGAGAAAAAGATGGTAAAATAGGGAATTATGCGTATAAGGATAAAGATGCCGCAATGAATTGGGTAAAACAAGCAAAAGAACACGGATATAAAGATGAAGATATTGAGGTTGTAGGGTTTGAAGAGCCAAGTGAAAGTTCAGAGAAGAAGGAAGGTGGGTCTGCTGGTGGTCGTGTGCCGAAACAATATCGGAAGGCGTATAGTAGTATGATGGAGAGAGTCCATAAGAGTGCGAATACCGAAGTCACCGAAGAAGATGGGAAGAAGGGTGCGATTGCGTTGGCGAAACAGTTGGGTAAGCCCTATGGTGAGAAGGAAATCAGCCAGAGAATAGCGGATTATGGTGATTATCGTCTGAAAGCCCCGTTGGTGAAGAATGATAAGGGGAAGATGGTTGAAGTTGATACCCAGATGAAATATAAGAAGGGCGGAAAGTTTATTGATGGTGAATATAAGGGTGGAGAATATACCCCTGCGAGATATTCAATTCAGCAGAAAATAATCTGGGATACCTTTAAGGATTGGGAAAGTAAAGTGCCGACCGAAGGGAAGCCGAAGTTGGTTATCCTTGGTGGTCGTGGTGGGTCTGGTAAAAGCCACTTTACGAAGGGTGAAAATGCTCAATACCCGAAGGATAAGTTTGTGGTAATTGACCCTGATGCGTTCAAGGAAAGTTTGCCAGAATATAAGAATCTGGTTGATTCTGGTGATAAATATAAGGGGCTGAATGCGTGGGAAGTTCACGAAGAAAGTTCGGATATGAAGAAGCGTGCGTTGGAAATGGCGAAAAATCTGGGTGTGAATACTGTGTTGGATGGAACGCTGTCAAAGTATGAGTCGGTGAAGAAAGTTGTTGATGAGTTCAAAAAAGCGGGTTATGATGTGGATGGTGCTTATATGCATCTGCCGAGAGAAAAATCAACGGCTCGTGGTATCCTTCGTGGTATGAATGGTAGATTTGTGCCTGTGGGTGAGTTGTTGAAGATGAAGAGTAATGAAGATGTGTTTGAGCAGTTGATGCCAGATTTTAGTAAATGGACCATATATGATAATGATGTTCCGTTTGGTGAAAAGCCGAAATTGGTAGCGAAGAGTGAATAAGGGGTATAAAATGACAGAAAAAATAGAAAGAGATGATGAATTATTTAATCGGAAGAGTGCTGGTGATGAAAGAGAATATACGCCCGAAGAAGAAGAGCAGATAAAGAAAGAGGCGTTGAAGGAAGTGGAATTGTTGAGAAAGGCATCAGCGGATAAAAAGAATGAAGGTAGTAAATAAGTCCTTTGTGCCACCGTATGCGGTAGAGGTCGCTTATCGTAATGCGATGATGAAATTGATAAAGGATATGATAAGGGATTATCGTGTCCTTTTCAGCATATATCGGGATAAGAAGGACCAGATGGCGATGGATGCTGATGGTGAATGGATGACAACCGCTATTCAGAGAAGAATGGATAAATTGGGTAAGAAGTGGGGTCAGAGGTTCAAGGAATTTGCGGAACATAATAGTAAGGTGATGGTAAATAAGGTGTTGAAATCAACCGATTTACAGTTGAAGAGTATATTGAAGGACTATTTTGCGAAGGAAAGATTTGAGTTATTGGATATGCCAGTGGCGTTGAAACAGGTGATGAAGGCACATATCGCTGAAAATGTATCGTTGATTAAGAGTATATCCTCACAGTATCTGGATAGGGTTCAAGGGGCATTTGTGCGGGCTTTGACAGATAATGGGTCGGTTCGTCAATTTGAATTGGAAGTCGCCAAGTATAGTGGTAAGGAATTGAGTCGGGCGAAGTTGATTGCTCACGACCAGATTCATAAGGTATTCACGACTATGGTTGCGAGGCGGTGTAATCAGTTGGGGATTCAGAAGATGATGTGGCATCACAGTAATGTGGGAAAAGAGCCACGACCGTATCACATCAGAAAATGGGATGGTAAATCTGGATTGAAGGATGGACATCCGAATGGTCTGAATGGTTTTATATTTGATTTGGGGAATCTGCCTGTGATTCAAGAAGCGGATGCGAAGCATAAAGAATTAAGGGGATTGCCGAGTCAGTTGGTTAATTGTCGTTGTTTTATGCGACCAATAATAGAGTGAGGGTGAAATGAGATATAATCTGTATCGGAATATGGTTATGGATAAAGAGGATGATGTGGAATGGATTACGGTTCGTGGTCGGCATATTCCTATCAAGAAGGGGCAGAGTAAAGAAGATGCCATAAATGAGGCGTTTGGTAATAAGGAAGAAGGCGGTCAGAAAAAACTAGACAAAAAAGAATCTAGTGGTAAAGTTTATAAGAATACTATGAAGAAGGTTCGTGAGTTCAAGGCGAAAAGCGATGGGACTTATGACTTCAACACAGGGAAACCGAAAGATTATCCCGATGGGTATTCGGTGAGTTTTCACCAGAATGAGCCAGATGAGAATGGCAAATGGAAATCCGATTATGGTAGATATACCGAAGAGGATTATGATAAGAATGTCAGCGAAATGGTGAAGGAATCTGGTGGGGAATTGAATATCGGATATTTTTCTGGGACACCAGAAGTGAGTGTGTGGGTTAAGGGTATAAAAGAAGCGAAGAAGTTGATGAAGAAGCATAATCAACACTCAATCTGGGACTGGAAGGCGGGGGATGTTATCCTCAATCCTTATTATGACCCGAAGAAGAATCCGATGAAAGAATAATGGAGGTTAAGATGTCAGATTTAGTAAAAAAGTATCTTGAAGCCAGTATGAAACGAGGCGACCCGAAGATTACTGATGAAGAAGATAAGAAGTTGGTTGATGAAATGGCGGGCTTGAAAAAGAAGTTCGGGGAGAAGGATTGGGATGAATTGTTGAGTCAAGTGCCAAAGTATATGAAGCCAATGGTTATGGACCAAAAACAAAAACATTTGAAATAATATCTGGAATGCTGTAATATAGTATCTGGATGTAAATCTGAAAATGTGTGTTAAGCCACCGATGAAAGTCGGTGGTTTTTTTATTGAAAAAATTACGGATTCTGCTAACATTATGGGTATAAGGAGATTATATGAAGAAACTATTTATATGGTTATTCGGTAAAAAATCGGTCAGCAAGAAGGTTTTGGAGAAGGTTGAGGTAAAGCGTAAGTTCAGAAAGAAAACTGTTGCTGGCGGTAAAAGAAAGGCAAAATAATGGGAAAGATTGTTGATGATAATGGATTCTGGATTATCAAGAAGAATCCAATAAGTAAAGAAGGCGTTTTTCCGTATTTGGGACATACTATATCGGCTGATTGTGAGCCGAATAAGGTGTATAAGGTATATCGTAGTGGGGAAACGCTGAAAGCGTCTGTGCCGACTTGGGATAATCCTCCGAAACCTTTTATTGAAGACCACGAGATGTTGGGTGAAGGTTTTACTGCGATAGATGACCGACCAGTTCAAGGTGTTATAAGTAATCCAGTATATGAAGATGGTGTGTTGTATGCGGATATTGCTGTGTATTCTGAATCGTTGAAGGATGCGATTGAGAGTGGGAAGAAAGAATTATCTCTGGGATATTTTTGTAAATATCGCAAGGAAGAAGGGGTTTTTGATGGCGAAGAATACGATTATGTCCAAGAGGATATGGTCGGAAATCACATAGCATTGGTAGAAGCGGGTCGTTGTGGTTCGGATGTCAAGGTTTTTGATAGTCGTTGCACAATGGATAAGTTGGATATCGGTGTTGATGATAATTTGGCATTGAAAAAAAATGACGAATGTGGCAACATTGAATTAACAGAACAAACTGAAACAAAGGATGAAGCAATGGCAAAATATGTTTTAGTCAGCGAAGTAAATGCGATTCTGAAAGAGGCGTTCAAGTGGGGAGATGGAGAAGTTGACCCGAAAGCCGATTTAATCGCAAAGTTGCTTGATGCTAAATCTGTTGAAGGTGTGATACCAACAACGGATGAAGATGATTCTGACGAAAAAGAAGAAAAGAAAGCCGAAGATAAATGCGGCAAGGATGAAGATGATTCCGAGGAAGAAAAGAAAGAATCCAAGGATGAAGATGATTCCGAAGAAAAAGAAAAGAAAGAAACAGAAGATGAAGATGCCTTGGCAGACATCAAAGCGATGATTGCCGAAATTAAAGCACTGTTGAAGTCCAAGTCCGAAGATGAGGATGAAACGAAAGAATCTGAAAAGGAAAAAGAAACCGAAGATGAAGATGAATCCAAGGAAGATGATAAAAAAGAATCCGAAGATGAAGATGATTCAGAGGAAGAAAAAAAGTCCTCGGAAGATAGTGCCATTTGGGGCTTTGGGCAGGATGGTGCGGATTCTGGTGAAGATGAAGCATTTGCTAATTACTTAAAATAGGAGTGAATAATGTCGTTACAAAGTGTTGTAAATGAAAAACTGGCGTTTGGTGTTGTCGGAAGTTTTTACGATGATTCGCCACGCATTGTTGACCCAAAAATCGTTGAAGCAGGTTCTATTGCTTGTGCATTCACCTTGGATGCCAGCGACCCGTCAAAAGCGGTTGTGGGTGGTTCTGGATTGTTTGCTGGTATAGCAGTCAATTCAAAAGAATATACGATTACAGGTCTGGGTGCATCCTTGGCGTTCAAGTCGGGTGATATTGCTCAACTTTGCACAATGGGTCGTATTGTTATTAAAGCAGAAAATGCAGTATCTGTTGGTGATGCGGCATTCTTTAATACAACGACAGGTGCAATCAAAGCAGGCACTTCGGGTGATACGATTGAAGGTTATACCGAAATTGCTGGTTCAAAATTCGTCTTGGTTGATTCAACACAAGGTGGATTGTCAGTATTGGAATTAAAATAATATAAAGGGGAAATGATATGAAAAGTTTATTAAAAAGTTCTATCCCTGCTGACAAAGTGCGTTCTTTTGCTATGGATTCCAAAGCAACTGAAAAAACTTTGGATTTGCTGGGTATTCACTATGATGCTCGTGCGTTAGATGAATTCCGTGCTTATGCCACTGATGCTCTGCCAGATTTGCAGACATCGCCAAGCAATATGACACCAATCCAGTTCTTGCAGGTCTGGGTTCCTGAAATGGTATCGGTTGTCACAGCCGCATTGGATGCTGATAGTATCTTGGGTCGTGACTTCTTGGGTTCTTGGGAAGATGAAGAAATCGTGCAACCTGTTATTGAATATACAGGTCAAGCCCGTCCTTATGGCGACAAGACCACATTGAATCTTGCGGACTTCAATATGAATTATGAAACCCGCACGATTGTTCGTTTTGAACAGGATGTGGAAGTTGGTAAATTGGAAGCGGCTCGTGCGGCAAAACAGCGTGTTGATGCGATGGGTGCAAAGCGTTATGCGGCGGCTCAATCGTTGGCAATCAATGCGAATGCTATTGCGTTCAATGGTTATTATGCAGGTATCAATAAAACCTATGGTTTGTTGAATGACCCGAATCTTCCGAATTATGGAACATTGGCGACAGGTTCTGCTGGCTCAACAACATTTGCCACAAAGACATTCAATGAAATTATCGCTGACTTCAAAACAATGATAAGTGCATTGCGTGTAAAAACTGGTAATAACTTCAAGCCAGAATCGGAAGCATTTACAGTAGCATTTGGTCCATCGGTTATGGAATCAATGTATACAACAAATCAGTTGGGTAATGTATCTGTTTTGGAATGGTTGAAAAAGACCTATCCACAGATTCGTATTGCAACGGCTGTCCAATTGGATAACGCCAATAGTGGTGCGAATGTTATTTATATCTTCGCAGACCGTATCGCAGGTCAGAAGGTTATCGCCCAATATATGCAGGATGCTCTGCGTTTGGTCGGTGTGGAACAGAAAGCGAAAGGTGCTGTTGAATCGTATTCCAATGCGACAGCAGGAACATTCCTTCGTGTTCCGTTAGGTCTGGTTCGTTACACAGGTTGTTAATGAATCTTGGATGGAAGGGCAACGCTAGATTCTGGTTTTCGCCCTTCCATCTGAATTTACGATTTTGAAAGGAGTGAAAGATGAAATATATCGTAAGTAAATCAAGTCAAGGGATTGAATTTGGGGATTGGAAAACTACCACTGGTGGTATTAATCGTCTGGTTCGGTCTGTATTGATTAAAGGTGGTGCGTTTGTTGCCGATAAAAAGACGCTTGAATCTGTTAAGGGTGTGGTGAATGAAATCACCGATGAAGATTATGATTGGTTGAAGGATAATCCGACTTTTAAGCAGATGGTGGATGATGGTTATATTGTCGTGTTTGAAAAAGAAAATTCTGCGAAGAAAGAAGCAGATAAGGGTGATATGAAAGATAACTCTGCTCAACTTACGCCAGAAGATTTTGAAGCGGCAGGAAAAGAGCCACCGATTATCAGTCCTGATGAAACAAAGTCAAGACGGAAGAAAAAATAAGTTTAAGGTGTTGTCAAGTGCCTTACGGGTTGGGTTAAAAGCCCGACCCGTAATTATTTTAAGGGGAAAGAGATGTCGCAAGTTGAAATAACGATACAGCAGTTCAGAACAGATTTTGATGAGTTTAGTGATACGCAAAAATATAGTGATGCGTTATTGACTCGTATGTTAAGAACAGCGAAGGGATTTATCAGCACGGAGAATTTTAGGATTGAGCCAGATATTCGTGTGTTGTTGATTGAATTGATGATGGGGCATTTAATCACATTGGCGACAACGAATCCAGAAGGTGTTGGTGCTTCAATGGCGGAAGAAGCGAGTGAGGAGTTGAGTGCGAGTGTGGGGAGTGTGTCGGTCACGAAAGCACATCCTGTGGTGAATGATAGTTTTGAGTTCTGGATTCAGACAACAGGGTATGGGCAACAGTTCTTGGCGATATTGACGGCACAGAATCCGACAGGTGTGTTTTATTATGGGATACCGAATGTATTTGGGATTAAGTAATGATTGATGTGAAGGTTAATAAAAAACCTATGGATTTGGATAAGTTCAGAGAAGGAAAAGTCCGAGTCGGATGGTGGGGAAACATTACTTATAATAAGGGAGGACCGAGTGTGGCACAGGTGGCGAGATGGAATGAGTTTGGAACGCCATATATCCCAGCAAGACCTTTTTTTCGCCCTGTGGTTCACGGTCAGAGGACAGAGTTGGTTCAAGAGTTAAGAAGGATGTATCAAGATGCGATAAGGAATAATAAGGATACATTGGCGGTATTGAATGCGTTTGGTGAAGATGTGGAAGGTCGGATAAGGTTGTCAATAAGTAATGTTTGGACACCGCCTAATGCACCAATAACGATTTATGGTGGTTGGTTAAGAAGAAAGGGGCATAAGCCAGTTTATATTGAAGGAAAGGGCGAAGGGAAGAAGCCACTTCATAATACAGGGGTCTTGAAAGATAGTGTGAGTCACGAAGTTGAAGAGGTGATGAAATGATGAATGTGTTGAGGTCTGCGTTGAAGGTATTGCCGAAGCAGAAGATAACATATAAGAAGTTTTTGGGTCAAGTGCCTAGTCCGATTGGTTTAATTCGTAATCGGTATGCGGAAGGCGTTACGGTTATTGGGAGTATTCAGCCGATTGATGCTGATACAATGTATAAGTTGGGTATTGCGAATACAGGGGATGTTTTCACCTGTTGGCTTCACGGTGATGTGGTGAGTGTGGCGGAAATACAGAGTAATGATATTATCGTGGGGAATGATGGAACGGTCTATAATGTATTCAGGTCGGAGAAGTGGTCTGGATATCCTTATCAAGATTGGAATATGATATTTATACGGAGGGCGAAGAATTATGGCTGTTAATACCTATGCTGGTTCAATCAGCAATTATGTATATCACAATGAAAATGCGATTATGAAAGAGATTCGTGATTTATTGTTGCGTATCTTGAATGCGTATGGGGTGACCGATTGGCAGGTTATTCGGAATAATCAGCCAACGATTCAGAGGATGCAGAATAATACTGTATATTTTGATGTGGTGTCAAAGCGGAGATATGGGGTTCAAGGAAGTAAGCCAATACAAGATAATGGGAAATGGTATCAGGCGGCACATTGGTTTGAAGATTGGTTGATTCAGGTGTCGGCATTTAAGCAGAAGAATCCCGATTTGGATGATGAAGATACAGTGACGAGTGTGGATATTATCACGATTTTACAGGGGTGTATTAATGGTGGTGGTAATATGACTCTGGTTAATGGGAAAGGATATGCCAGTTGGTTGGGTGTGGATTGGTTGAATATAATCAGAAGCACGGATTTGAGGGAAATAGATTATGAAACTGACTCTGGGTTGATGGATAAATTCCCGCAATTTGATTTTAATCTGGTTGTGGAACAATCCTTGGTTAAGGATGATGCGAATATAGATGGCGTTAAATTACAAGTAAGGAGAGTATGATGAAGAAACAGCCAACGATAAATCCGAATGATTTTGTAAGCGTAGAATCTGGGTCAGAGGATGTGTATATTCCTTTGGATGAGGAAATTGAAGTATATGATGTGGATAAAGCCCTTGATGAAATCAATGGGACTATCGTGGTTGGTTCAACGGAAGATAAGGTTGAGTATCTGGATGAAACTAAAACGGACATCAGAGAGGCAATTATCA